CCCTTATGGGGCCCCACAGCGCAGGGTTGACCTTGTGTTAAGGTCGATCCTGTCCTCCACTTGGAGTAACACTATATGCCTGACCGTTTAAGAGAACAAGTCGTACGCTCTAATGGCGGACGTCATGGTCGCTTTACAGACGGCCCAGAAGGTCCTAACACTGAGTTCACCAAATCGGTGGCAAAGTGTTCAGACATTGTGGGTTCTGGCGACAATGCGCCTTTCAGAGTCGATCATTTTGAAAGCTCTGGAGGTGTCATTGATAAAGCCTACACTGGATATTTCTCAAGTTGGTTTGAAAACTATACTTGTGATTATGTCCAGGGTCTGTATTACGGAATTGAGCATTTAGGTCTTGATACCATGGGAACTGTCGAAGCTGCAACGAAAGGAGCAGCCCGAACGAACCCATCCAGACCCTCAGTTGATCTTCCATCCGAAATAGCTCAGCTTCACGAGCTACCTGATATTATCAGGCAAGCAGGCGAAAATGAGTTAGGACGTGTGGGAGGTGCCAATCTTGGCTATCAATTCGGGGTAGCTCCTATAATTTCTGACGTAAATGTTCTTTTGGATGTGCAGCGATTAATCGCTATACGTGCTCAAGAACTCGACAGAGCTTATAGGGCTGGTGGTATCAAAAGAACGGTAGTGGTCGACGCAGGTTCACATACGGAAAGCATAAACACTTTCCTGCAAACAGATGGCTTGTTCATTAGAGAACCAGTCAACTGGTTTACCGGCGAAGTTGTCAAAGTCCACGCTAGGTGGACTTCAGACGGGAGTTATGATTACTCTCGCCTGGGACAAGACGACCGCGCGTATGCACTATACCAGCAGGCTCGTAGAGCCGTAACCGGTGGCATCATTGATGGTGCCACGGCTTGGGAGTTAATACCCTGGTCCTGGTTAGTAGACTATTTCGGTACAGCCGGTGAGTATTTTAAAGCTCAACGGAATATAGTCGGAATGGTCCTCTCAGACGTAGCTGTCATGAGACATACGGTCACAAAGGTCACTTGCTCTGGGCCTAGCAATCCCGGAGACTATTCATTTAGTTCTTTCGCTGCTAGGCTTGAGACAAAGACCCGTAAGACATCGTTCGTTGCTCCTACTCTCTCATCTGAAAGCTTTTTGAATAGCAATCAGGTGGGTATTCTCGCCTCGTTAGCTGCAACGAGGTATACATAACCTCTAGCAGCATTTTGCCGGGTAACCGACACGATGCGAGATAAGGAAGAAGCATATGTTCGCTGATACTATCACCATTTCGGTGAATGCCGTGAACAAGGTTCTCAACAGAATCAATGATTCTGATCCGTATTCGTCGGAGTATTATCTCCGTTCGACCACGGACGAGTTCCGTCTGTTCATTAGGAACAGCAAGGTGACTGACAAGAAGCGTCCTGGTGCATTTATGGACCAGCACAACGTCGAGTTCATTCACACTGTCTATCCCGTCGCGCCGGCGACTCTGTCGACGGTACGGCGTGTTTTCACTACGTTTCTTAACCAACAGGGTGATACCCTGACGGATCCGAATTACGTGGTGACTGGCCTCCTTGCTTGGCTTACTGCCAGCTCGAGTGCCAACATCGGCAAGCTCTTGAACTTCGAGAGTTAATCTCTCGGCGTTCAACATAGCTGTATTAGCGACTTGGATTAACCACCTCCTAGTTAGGGGCAGTTATGAAAAGCCAAGCTAATCTGCTTCTTCACGTCCTTCGAGGCGTCTTGTATGACGTCCTTGAGGCATACCCGGAGATGAGTAGTAGTGTGCGGAAGGATCTTCTGCGCATTACCTCATTGACATTGAATAGGGGTCAAGGGCTATACACCCTTGACTTACCGTCACTCGATCCTCTACTTCTAGGAGGATTGGAGAACGGTCGCCTACAACTTGGTGGTGCTCTCGCGAGGAGAGTTTCACGCAAGTGCCATGTGCCGAGATTATTCTCGGGACTATGGTTGCGAATATTCAATGCTGACTCTTGCTTAAAGCTGGAGCCCGATCCGAATGCAATTATGTTCCTGAGGCAGATATTCTGCTTAGGGAAGAAATTGGACGTGGCTTGCTCACAAGACCGCCGAGAGGCGGCATTGGAGGCATACCATGAAATCGAATCGGGATTACGACTCCCCTCCCTCAAATGGGAAGAGGACGAAATCCTCCTTGACGAACCAACTGATTCGATCGGCCTTGCCGATTGTTGTCAGGTGTTTGGTTCTGGTGATCTCTTCTATAATGAAGAAGAAGAGCTAGCCCAGTCCAAAATCAAGGTTGTCCTTGACAGGGTGCAGCAAGTCGCTGATATTCTGTCGCGATCCTTCGGTCACCTGGATGTAATGAGTGAAGAATTTCACACCATTTATTCCAGCGAAGGTATCGGCTTTAAGCACGGACCCGGAGCTGTTGCGACTGGGACAAAGAAGTGGGATAGATCCCGCTTCCCTACCTGGCCGCATAAGCTTGAACACATATTCCCGTTCGAATACTGTGGAATGACTACCATGGATATTCGCGCGGGCGGTCGGAAGCCTCTTAATTCAGAGGCGGCCAGCCGTATGGTCTGCGTGCCAAAGACTTCTAAGGCACCGCGGATCATTGCTGCAGAACCTGCTGAGCACCAATGGTGTCAGCAGGCTTTGTGGACCTTCCTGCGTGGGAAGATAAAGAAGACCTTCATTGGTCAATTTATCGACTTTAGTAGGCAGGATCTTTCTGCAGAGCTTGTGTTACAAGCCTCCAAAGATCGGAAACTGGCGACTGTCGATTTGTCAGACGCTAGCGACCGGCTTTCGTGCTGGACCATGGAGCGAATATTTAGGAAAAATCATTTCCTTCTAAACGCTCTGCATGCCGTGCGTACGAGGTCTCTCCGTCATATAGACGGGAGTTTCCTGAAACTCAGGAAATTCGCCTCGCAGGGGACAGCTACCACTTTCCCTGGACAATCTCTTGTGTTTCTCTGTCTTGCTCTTGGTGCTTGCATCAAGAAAGACGAGATCCGTAAGAGGGACATCCTCCGATTAGTTGGTAAGGTCCGAGTCTATGGGGACGATATCATTATCCCTGTAGACGGGTATGAGGACTTGAAGGTTGCTATGCGATCGCTTCAACTTAAGATTAATCTCCACAAGAGTTTTAGTCTTGGGAAGTTTCGCGAATCGTGTGGCTCGGAGGCTTATGATGGGTACGACTGTACCCCCGTAAGACCTACGACCTTCAGTCCTGACGGACCGCGGTCACGCCTAACTTTACTAGAAGCGTCCAATAACCTCTTCAACAAAGGATACTGGAATGCGTCAAGTAGATGTCTGGACCTGCTACCGAGTGCTTATAAAAAAGCACTCCGTGTTATTGGTCCACGTAACCGTGGTTTTCTCGGGGTTACATCATTTCTGGGTAACTCAGATGTTCACCTTAAAAAGAGGTGGTCTGAGCGATACCAGAGGTATGATGTCCGTTGCGTGGTTGTAAAATCACGACAACGACAAACACCACGAGAAGGATATCACCAGATTCTTGACTTCTTTAGTCAAGGGAAGCCTCTGCTTGGTAGCAGGCAAGCTTCTGTTGTCTGGGATATCTCCGATCCAAAGGATAGGATCGGATGGGAGGGTTGCCTCGCCGCTGCCTGAATAAGGTAGCGGCGGGGTAGCTTATTCGTGGCCGGTTAATACCGGTCGCGATGGGGTGAC